GACGATGTAATAAGTAGGTTTAGGATACTTGTTTAAGATATCTTCATCTTTAATCCATTTGTTCATAGCCGGCGCATTAAAAAACATTTTGTTAATAATAGTTTTATGGGTAGCTGACTCTACAATACTTAGATAGTTACTTTTACTCACCTGTGGCATCCTCACCGAAACGTTTCATAGCGACAGCATGATCATTAGCCCCAGTACGACTGTAGCTTGGATTCATACCATTCATTTCTAAAATATCGTCACGGATATTTTGATTGCGTTTTTCTACGTTAATCACACGGACAAAACTGTTAGTAACAGCCGCAGTAAAATAGGCAAATGGATTGTCTGATTTTGATTCATCAAATTGTAATCCAATCTGTGTTAACTGCAAAATAGCCTGTCCCTTCATTTCATCATTGTAAGTATAGCCACGAACGTTGCCGCGAGTAGCATATCTCTCACATAATTTTAACATCATTCTAGCTAGAGTTGGAGTAATTTGGCCAGCATCTTTGTCAAATTTTCCTTTGTCTAAACTGCCCTTCCAATGGCTTTTTCCGACACATACTAGTTCATCATTTTCGTTAAATTTCCAATGTTGGAACGGGGGAAAATTTACTTTGTCACGATGATCTGCTAGGCTCTTAGGATTTTTCTTACGAGTATTGTTTAACGGAATATGGTCATAAGTCATTACTCTAAACACTACGTCTATTTTAGCAATTTTTTTGTAGTCAACTTCACAATCGGCTTGTTTTACCTTTTCGCCAGCGGCCTTTCGGCTAGCATATTCTTGATCGCCCTGGCGTTTAGCGCGAGCACGTTTGGCTTCTGCAATACTGCGGATATTGATTTTATCTAAATTTGAAACAATTAAATCATATTGATGATATTCTGGTTTGGTAAAAACACAGTAGGATGATTTTGATCTATGTATTTCTAACAACATGTCCTTGTTGTTTAGGTAGTTAACTTTTGCGGTCATTAATCGGTTCTCCGGATGTTGTATTATAAACTACGCGGTTAATAAAGTCAAATAAATAATACACCAAAAGGAGTATTATTATGGCTGTAGTTGGACAGGGAATAACTTCAAAACTCGTAGCAGGCGCTGGTGTTATTACGGCAGGCGCAGCCGCTGTTAATACAGCTAAAAACTTAGCTGGTGCAATCTCTGCTGGTGGTGCTGGTGGAAATGTTATCGGTGCAATTCGAGCTATCGATCTTCCAGCAGCTGGAGAAGCAGTAGGCGACTTGTACAGTGCAGTTGCTAACTTCGTTGATGGTAGTAACGAAAACGATTGGCGTGTCAGATTAAGTCTCCCGTCGTGGCCTAGTTTTGCAACCAGTGTAGTTTTAAAACCATTAAAAGATGCTGGCGGTATGATATTTCCATATACTCCAACAATCAATATTACTAGTAATGCTAAGTATTCACCTATTGATACTACACATACCAACTATACCTTTCAAGCGTTCAAAAATAGTGATCCAGGAACAATAACAATTACTGCTCCTATGAACGTTGAAGACCCAACACAGGGTCTATATTGGATTGCAGCAGTACACTATTTACGCAGCCTTACAAAAATGTTTGTGGGAATTGATCCCAAGGCTGGTAATCCCCCACCAATTGTACACTTGAATGGCTACGGTAATTATGTGTTTAAAAATGTTCCAGTAGTTGTTACTAGTTTTAGTACAAGTCTCGATGCTAATTGTGATTATATCAGCGTACCGGTAGTTGGTAGTGCAGCTGGTATAGCAGAAGGCCTAGCTGATGCAGTAGGTGGATTGTCAGATAGTTTAGGCAGTGCCTTTCCTGCGGCCGCCGCAGTCACCGGCCCGCTAAGTACTATCGCAGGTGGCGTTGGACAGGTAGCAGCATTAGCTGGTTTGTTTGGCGTTGGTGGTTCAACAAGCGGAGGAACAACCCATGTTCCTACAAAGAGTTCATTTACAGTAACCTTACAACCTATCTACAGCAGAGCTAGCGCCAGAAACTTTAGCCTTGACAGATTTGTTGAAGGCGGATACCTAAGTAATCAGACTGGATACATCTAATATGGCAGCTACATACACTAACACTAGTCCGTGGTTTAATACTGCGATTGCTAACAATCATCTTGACGTGCTGACCATTAGACCAGTACCAGCAGAAGTTGACGATTTCCTTTACACTATTCAGGCTCAATATACCTACAGACCAGACCTACTGGCATTTGACTTGTACGGTGATCCGAGATTGTGGTGGGTGTTTATACAGCGCAATCTTGATGTGCTCCAAGATCCTATTTTAGATTTTGTTCCCGGCACACAAATTTATGTTTGTAAAAACAGCAGATTGACATCTGTATTAGGTTTATAAAATGGCTGACGGCGCAACAGTAGACGTCAATGGAACACCTATACCTGCTGTAGATTCATCTGGCGGGTTTTTAAGTTCTGTTGGCAGTTTTATTCAAAAACTTGCCCCTGTTAAATTTCCTTTAAAAAATGTACTGTTTGACTATGCCAGTTATGATTACATACTAGGTATCAGTGTTCTCAGCGATGATCAATTGGCCAATCCTGATTCTACTTATATGCAAACCAGATTGCCATTGATTGCTAAATCTGCAAATACAGATCCTAGCAATAGAATTAATACAGCATTTGGTCGATTTGATTTTTTTATTGATAATGTGTCAATTGATCATCAAATGAATCTAGATCATTTACATTTGACCAATGCAGTTAAATTAGACTTTGAAATTACTGAACCATACAGTATGGGCTTATTTTATATTGCTATTGAGCAAGCAGCCCAGCAATACGGTCATAACAATTGGCCAGTTGCACCTTTTGTTATGTCTATACAATTTAGAGGAAATAAAGAAAACGGACAATTAGAAAATATTCCCCAGGCCACTCGATACATTCCTTTTAAATTTATAAAAACAGAAATGCAGGTCAGTGAGCGAGGTTGTATCTACAAATGTGAAGCAATGATTTTAAATCAGGGAATAACCAGTGCAAAGGATTCAACCATACCAACTCCTATTTCCATAAGTGGTCGTACTGTGCAAGAAACACTGCAAACAGGTGAAGATAGTTTACAAGCAGTAGTTAATAGAATTTTAAAACAAAAAGTAACTGATGGATTAGTCAAAGTAGCAGACGAAGTTGTTATTTTATTTCCTAAGAATGTTGCATCAGCTAGTACAGATGCTTCAGGCGGAGCAGCCCTCGGAGCAACAGTCAGTCCTAGTGCAACTGCATCCGCCCTTAATGTTAAATTAGGAGTTACTCGTAGTTCTAAAAACAGCACACTTATTCAAACAGCGGCTGACTGTAACGACATTGGCCTTGCTGATATGGGGTATGGTGATACAAAAGCAGGGTCAACTCCTGTGACCGGACCTAAAAATGTTTATAAAGCTGATTTTAAAGTTGACATTCGTGCAAATGTACTCAATGATACAAAAGTTGGAGAACATAGATTTCAAAAAAATTCTTCAATAATGAACGTAATCAATCAGGTAATTTTATCCAGTGAATATCCAAAGCAAGCACTAGCTAAGGGTGCTGTTACTGCTGAGGGATATAGAAAATGGTGGAGAATTGACACACAGATGTACAATATTTCTACTACAGATAACGAAACAACCACTGGCGAGAAACCTCGATTACTAGTCTACAGAGTTAGTTTTTATAATGTACATACCAGCAGATTAATGCCAACTAATACCAAGGCACCGGGACTAGATGGCGCATTGCAATTACAAGCAATTAAAGAGTACAACTACATTTATACTGGTAAAAATACAGATATTATAAATTTCGCCATTAACTTTGATCTAACTTTTCGTGGCAAGTTACCTGCTAAATCGTTATCAACTACAGGTGATGTGCAGAATCAAGCAGTGACAGCAGGGGCAGATCAAAAATCAGATAATATTAAACCACTTCCAGAAGGTAACCCAATAGACACATCAAAGTCTGGAGGAGAAATTCCAAACAAATTAAATCCAGCACACACAACAACATGGTGGGATCAACTGGGTGGCGGTGGCACAGAAGACGAAAAAAATCGTGCAGCAAAATATTTTGCCACAGCCGCAACACAACCTGCAGAAATGTTAAATCTTGATATGAAAATAATAGGCGATCCATATTTTTTAGGGCATAGCGGCTGGGGTAATTATGTTTCACACCCAACTAACTATGTAAATTTAAATGCCGACGGCAGTGTGAATTATCAAAATGGTGAAGTAGATATTGCTGTTTACTTTAGAAGTCCGATTGATATTGATCCAGGAACTGGCTTGTATAATTACGGAGGTTTCAGCAAAAGTGCTGCGGTAACACACTGGAGTGGCCTATACTGGGTAACCGCTGCACACAGTGAATTCCGTGGCGGACAATTTACACAAACACTAACCGCTACTCGTAGACAAGGGCAATTCTTGCAAGGTCCAGGACAAGTAGGTAAAATATTTTCTGTTGATAACACATCGAAAAAATCAGCATACCCGAATGATCCGACAGCACCAAGAGCGGGCGGCACCGGCTATCCAGACGGCTCGATGTAAGGGAAACACATGCCAAATTTTGAAGAAAATTTTAGTTCTAAAGATGCACCTAAAGGTGAAACCGGTCCATTCAGGGCTAAAGTAATAGGATATCTAGATGGTACTTATTCTGGAAACTTACGAGTAGAGGTTCTTACAGAAGGCGGAACTACAGGAGCATCGGGCCAGCAATACACTGCCAAGTATCTAAGTCCTTTTTTTGGTACAACAGGAATACAGTATACTTCTCCGGATCCCAACGACTACAATAATACACAAAAAAGTTATGGTTTCTGGGCAGTGCCTCCTGACATAGGTTCACAAGTACTCATTATGTTAGTCGGCGGCAATGCCAAGTACTGTTATTGGATAGGATGTGTTGTTGAAGATAACATGAATTTCATGACACCGGGATTAGCAGCTACTGAAAGTACAGTTGACACGACTTTACCTAAAGATTCCCAAGGACGAAATGCTCGTGTACCTACTGGTGAATACAATAAAAAAGTTCCAGCAAACAATAGTCCTAATGATCCTGAAAAATTAAAAAAACCTACACATCCATTTGCTACGGTATTAACTAATCAAGGCCTAGCCTACGATGATATTCGAGGAATCACAACCAGCAGTTCTAGACGAGAGTTGCCAAGTTCTGTATTTGGTATTAGTACTCCTGGCCCATTAGATAAAC